CCTTTTTCAATTAATAGTTTTTCTAATTCAGGATTTTTTACAATAAATGTTCCTTTAGCACCATTAAACACATAAATGTTTGCTGGTTGGGGTTCAATACCTGCTGAACAACTATTGATACGAGAGTTAGATACAGTAGGAGCAATTGCTAACAAATGAGTATTTCTCATACCTGTACCTTTACACCAAACTGGTTCTCCATACTCTAAAGCCATTTGACGGGAAGCTGCTTCAGCTTTTCTTTGAATATCACTAAAAATAGTGTGTGTCCAAGCTGTAGCACCAATAGAGTTAAATGCTATATTTTTCTGTTGTAAGAATGTATGCCATCCCATTACACCTAAACCTAATGCTCTACCTTTTTTAGCTGAGCGGTGAGTTCTAATCATTGAATCCTTACCATTGGTTTTCTGGATAAACTCCTCCATTACACCATCTAAGAAGTAAGTAGCAATCTCAACTACATCTGTGTTTTTCCACTCATCATATTTAGCTAAGTTAAGTGAAGATAAACAACAAATAAAACTATGCTCCTCATCTGTATGTAATGTAATCTCAGTACAAATGTTAGTCATAGAAACATCTAGATTATTCATACGATAAGCTAAAGGATTGTCTTTGTTAACATTGTCCTTAAACATAATGTATGGTTCTCCCGTTTCTACACGTGATTTAAGTATTTCAAGCCATAGTGACATGGCCTCGCTGTCTCGATCCTGTAAGCGCTTCATAAACGCATCATCTACAACAACAGCCTGGTGTAAGTTTAAACATTGTCTGTTAGGATCACCTTTAGGTCTACGGATCTGTAAAAATTCTTTAACATCAATATGGTTAATATCTAAATTAACAGATGCTGCTCCTCTCCTTACTGAACCTTGATTAGTTGCAATAATAGTAGAATCATAAATTTTAGCCCAAGGAACTATCCCTTCAGATCTTCCGTTTCCTGTGATGCCTTCTCCTCTTCCTCTAATTCTACTAAGGGATATTCCCACGCCTCCCCCATAACTAGTAAGGCGCATAAGCTCTGCGTTAGTGAGGCCAATACCACGTACCGAATCCGGAGTATCAACACCAAAACAACTAATTGGCAAACCCCTATCAGTACCAGTATTACTGAGAACAGGAGAAGCGAGACCAATCCATCCATTCCAAATATATTTAAAGAATTTATTAGCTAAGTCTGGTCTGTTTAATCTGTCAGCTACAGCATTAGCTACACGTCTATACGCTTTGCGAGGTGTTTCCCCAGGTAATAAATATCCTTTTGAAATCGTAGACAACGCTACGTCATCAAAAAACTCTGGGTAATCTTTACCTCTTTCCCATTGAGAGGTATCTGCTATAATATTGTTATCCATAATTAAAATATACTTTCATCCCATTCCATGTGTCCTTTGGAATAGTTTGTTACTCTATTTGCGAAGAAATCTGTATGTTGTTTTCCACCTGATAAGGCACCAAACCAACTCATTCTCTCTACTGCTGTCATATCTACTCCTTCGATGATTGCTTTGTAACCTAAATCACCTAGTTTTACGTTGACTCTATTTTTAATAAAGTGAACTAAATCATCTTTAGGACATCCCTCTAAATCACCTAACTCGTAAACTTTATTTATAAAATCTAACTCCAGTTTTAAAGATAATAAAGCTGCTTCATTTATCGCTGCTTCAAGCTCTGGTGTTTTGATTTCAGGATTTTCATCGATAAGTGTTCTGAATAACCAACATCCTGCTTCGGAATGTAATGATTCATCTCTAATAGACCATTCAACAATTTGACCCACTCCCTTAAGCTTGTTTCGCATTTTAAAAGATAGGAGGATGGCGAAGGAAGAGAATAAATTAACTCCCTCGGTAAATGCTGAGAATATAGCGAGTGATTTAGCAATCTCGTGAATATCTTTTTCGCCATTAAAACTATCCCTAACAGAAGTAAGATTTTCAATTTTAGCCATCGTAGCCTCATCTTCCAAAAATTCATCGAAATTCTCAAGTCCAAGTGTTTCATTTAATAGTGAATATGCTTCAGCGTGTATTGTTTCAAACGCGCCAAATGTTGTAGCCATCATAATAACTTCTGGTTTTCTAAACCATTTTGTTACTAATCCTGACCAATAATCGTTTACAACTGTTTCTGTTTGAGCAAATCCTTTAAGGATAGACCCAATAATATTTTTTTCTGTTTCATTTAAATTTGAGCTCCAATCTGTGATGTCGCTCATCATTGGTACTTCAGTATGAAGCCAATGTGCCTGCTGTTGTTTTAACCAATAATCAGCAGCCGTTTGGTATTCGAAGGGCTTGTATACAATGCGTTCCTCTAGGAGGGATTTACGTTTTGCCATTTGTTTTGTTCTTTTAAATATTACTTAAAAATTGAGCAGCATTTTGTTTAGTCTCTAGACTAAAATTGTTAGAACCATCATTTATATATGATTGGGGCTGCTGTGGAGCAATACTTTCTATCTCTTCTTCAGATACAATCTCAAAGGTACCAGTAGACACATCAGCCTTAGCGCCAAAGGTAAGGCCATCCATACCGTAGCGGTTTTTCATAATATGCCATCTACCGGTTCCATTGATTTTGTCCTCTTTCTTTCTAGAAAGTGATGCGGCAAAATCAGTCACCATCATTTTATCGTAGGAACCTGCTGCTTTATGACCCTCAATAATGTCATCTTGAGCACCCTGTCGGTTTACTTGAGATACACTCCATATTGGAACGTCAAGTTGGCGAGCAAGCCCTTTTGTGCTTAGATAAATATCGTCAATTTCGTCCTTACGTTCCCTATTTGTTTTCTTACTTCGAAGAAGGTCAACATAATCAATAATTATTAAATCAGGCTTCATACCTAAGTCAATACACTTTACAACGTGTGATTCAACTGTTGATACTGCTGCCTTACCTGTCGCAAACTCCTTGATGATTAGGCGACCTGGTAAGTCTTTTAGAGTTTCAGCAATCCTATCTTTATGATTATTTACTTCACTAACAGAGATTTTAGTAAAGAAGGCGTCATATCGTTTCCCAACATACTCTTCTCCTAGTTCTAAAGTATAATGAACAACATTATACCCCATTTTTACTGCATGACCACCAAGTGCTACTAGTGACCAAGATTTACCACCTCCTGGATTACCAAATATAAGACCAAAGTCACCATTTCCAAGTCCACCCTGTAATAACTCATTGAACTGAGGCCAAGGTGTAGGGATAGCTGTTCTATGTTCTTCTCTATAACGGTCTTCAATGTCTTTTTCATATTCATGTCCTAGATTTTTATCTTGTCCAGCTCTTAAAGCATTTTCAATCATCATTTTAATAGAATCATAATCACCAGCCTTAAGTAAATCTACACTACTAAGTAGTGCTTTTTTTAACTGTTGGTTCTTACAGAAGTCTGAGAACTCACTTTCAACAAACTCTGCATCTGTATCTCTATGGTTAACAGCCTCACGAAGTTGTTCTTTAATAGATACTTGTAATACTTCGTTTTCAACCCTGGCTAACTCTACTTTTAAAACCTCAAGTGTAGGTGTTGTATGGTATTTGTCGTAATACTTCAATATCTCACCCACAACCCATTTGTGAGCTTGGTTATCAAAGTATTCTTCGCTTAAGATATCATGGATGTTGATTAGGAACTCTTTATTATTTAATAATGAAGATAGAACCTTAACCTGAAATCCAGGACCATATTGATTTAGTGAGTTTAGGGTCATGTAACTTATTTATTGTAACTGATTAAATCCTTGAATGTGTTTTGAATCCAGTAATCAACATTTTTAATCAAATGTCTCAAACCATCTTCAGCATATAATCTAAGAAAAAGATCTGAGTTTAACACGGGGAAATCAGAAGCTTCTAAATCTCTTAAATACTCTTTTTCTAAGTCATCCATCATAGGATTATGTAAATCCATAATCTTATAAGTACGTCTTAAAATCTCAGCATCTAACCCAACACGAGAGTAAATAGTATGTTCTTTATATTTTTCAATCGAGGATTCAATAATATCCTCTAAAGTAACAATACGTTCACCTAACTCTGGGAATAGTTTTTTAAGTTTCTTTTCACCTAAACCCTTAATCCCTGGGATTTTATCTGAAGCATCACCCATAAGGGTTTTATATACAATAAAGTTTTCAGCTAATACCCCAAACTTTTTCATCACTACTTCCTTAGTATAAAAATCTTTTTCAATAGGACGATAAACTGTGATTTGGTCATCTGTTAACTGAATAAAATCCTTATCACTGGAGACAATAAATGCTTTATTTTCAGGGTCTTGTTTAGTAATATACTTGCTTAAATAGCCTATAATATCATCAGCTTCAACTTTGTCAAGTGCTACGGTTTTAACAGGTATACACTTTAAATATTGTACTAATCTAACGATTTGGTCTACTTTAGCATCGTGTTCTTCATCTAAATCTTCAAAAGTATCCCAGTTAGTTATTCTACTAAGATGACGGCCACCCTTATATTCGGGGAGAAGGTTCTTCCTATTAGTGGTTGAACCTTCCCCATCGAATACAATATAAATGGATGTTGGTTGGATTTGATTAACTAAAGTTCCTAAAGAGCGAAGAAATCCACCTAAACCCCCAATATGTGCTCCTTCGGAGTTAACAATATTGAGCATTGCGAAGTTGCGAAAGAATAGATTTAGACCGTCGATTAATAATACTCTGCTATTTCTACTAAAGGTAGTTTCCTCCCGCTCCTCTGACAGATTGTCAAGGAGACTTAATAAATCCTTTTTGTCCATTTTTAATCAGGTTCTTGAGTGAATGTTACTTGTGATTCGACTACATCTGCTTCTTCTACAATATCAAAATCGCCACCACCTAAAATCTTAACCCATTCTGCTGAATGGTCATTCTTATAGGCTTTAAGTGATTTATCATTGTCCTCGATAAAACCATGAGGTGTCATAATAATACGACCTCTTGTAGTAATACCATTGATATGGTTTTTATCTACTTGAAGATTTGTACGCTTAGCAAACTCAACTTGTTTACCATCCTTAATCGCTTTGATTTTAGATGTACCAGCGTTTGAAATATTACCAAATGTAATAACAAAAGTTGCGTCATACCACATTGTAAAACCACCTTTATTCATCAACTTAGGCATAGACATAGGAGTTTCAGCCTTTGCAGTCCATACTTTATTAACACAAACTAATGTATTAGTGTAAGGTGATGACTCTTTACGAGACATTACAATCTTTTGATTAACAACATTTCCAAACTGGGTTGACATAGCACCAGCATTCCATTCGTTGTTATTTTTCTTTTTCTCAACAGACATTTGACAAGGTATAGAACCGATACTATCCCATAGGAATAATAAATCATAAGGTAAGTTACCTTTCTTTTGCTCATCTAATAAGTCAAGAATAAAACCAGCAACATCTTCAATAGTGTGGAGTGATTCACGGTCAGCGTAAATAAAGTTACCCTGGTAGTCTAATAACTCACCTGTATTTTTATCCCAGATTTCTTCTACCTCAAGACCCATCTGCATAGCGTGTTCCCAGTTCCATTTCATCTCAGTTACGATGAATACGGGAAGGACACCTGATTTTTGAGCCGATACAGCAGCTTCAATCATTGCTGTAGTTTTTCCTGTATCCGAATGACCACGTAATAAACAAACATGACCCATTGGAATACCAGGGACTGATGTTACTGATTGGTAAGCATCAGAGAGCGGGATCCATTTTTGTGGTTTAAACTTAACATTACCACCTAGACCTTTTTTGTCTTTGAAGCTGTTAAGATCAAACTTGGATTTAATCTCGGCGGACATAGCCGCCGAGAGTGATTTACTTACTTTTTTCTTAGCCATGATTAGAAGGGCAAGTCATTATCCTTATCCTCATCAAACAAACTATCAAACTTATCTAGTTTGGTTTGTTTTACTTGAGTATTAGATGTGTTCATCGAATAGTTGTTAGAAGCTGGTGTTTTATCTTCATCGATAATATCACCCTCTTGTGCTGATCCTTCAGGATTTAACCATGAAGCCAAATGTTGTTTGGTTTGATCATAATCTACGATACGATTCTTAAACAAATCTTTAGGATTAACTTGGTCTTCCAACCACGTTTTTACTTGATCTGCATCCTCTGAAGCATTAGATACTTTCATTGATGGAGATGCTGTAGTACGATTGTACTTAGTACCTGTTACTTCAGGTCCTACTGTTACTAACTTGATGTCACGACCTGATGCTACATCAGTGTAATCACCTACTTCCTCATCTACTGCTAGTTGTAGGAATGTCTCATATAACTCTTTACCAAACTGCCATACTTTAACACCCTCATCTTCACGACCGCGAACGATAATAGGAGCAAAGTAACGAACCTTAGGATCTAACTTCTTAGCTAGTTTCCAGTTCTCTGATTCGCTGGTTTGGCGGAGTTGTTTTGTAAACTCGATGATTGGATCTTTTAAAGTCTCACCACTTTCGTCTACATAGTTTGTACGCGAAGGCATTACATTAGCACCAATACCGTAATAGAATAACATCTCGGTAAATGGCATTTTGGGGTTGAACTTCGAAGGTACAATACGAATTGTTTGTTTACCTACTTCAGGTTTCCAGAAGAGCTGTCGGCGCTCACCGTTGTTTGAATTACCCGTTTTCTCTAGGGCATTCAAACGTTGTTTGATTACGTCTAAATCCATTATTAAAACTATTTATTATTATAACTATTTACTTGACTAAATATACGAAACCGATTTGGGGCATCCAAACTTAAAGGTCAATTATTTTAAAAATCTTTGTTTTAAGTTGTTTCAAATCTGATTGTTGGGTTAGAAGGATAGTATTACGATAGTGCATCCATTCTACTCTATATCTTCTATCTACAACCCCATCATTTAATGATTTAATAAGCTCATTAAGGGCGTTGATAGTGTATAAAGTGTTTGATTCTTTTTTTCTATGTACTAATATTGTATTAGCTGGGATAGCATTGATGTTGCCCTGGTCAACATTGTAAGTAACAACAAGTTCTTCACTGTCTTTAATCTCAAGGACAAACATCTTATTATACATAATGTCGTACTGGGAAGTAATATCTGAGATTAAGCTGTCTAGGCCCTCACGAGTGGTGAAGGTGCAAAATAATTTATTGTTCAAATCTTTGGTGTTTATACTATCAGTAACAAAATCGTAACCTGATGTATAAATATCTAAAGGATTAGGTAAAGTTGTAGTTGAGTCCATTTTTTTCTGTTATTCGTAACTTAAATTTATTAAAAACCTGTTTTATTGCATCTATCACATCTTCTTCACCTTTATCTACGTCAAATAAAAATGAATCATACGTGTAAAGAATCAATTTGGTATTCCTACCTTTCAATAGCTTGAATATACGAAAGAGTATTTGAATATTCACGCTTGTTTCCATATTTTGTAAAACGTAGTTAAACAACTTTTGTGGGTTCATATCCTCAAGTTTATCTTTTTCAAAAACATAGTTAGATATAGGACATACAAGTTTACCCTCTTCTTGAAACTCGTTCCAGATTATCTGTATATACGCACTTGTCTTCTTAAAAAATGGTAAATCTTGGTATTGTTTAAATACACCCCCGTATAGTTGTTTAAACGTTAGTTCTTTAGCTTTTTTGTAATCAACACCATACATGCTTGCAAAAGCCTTATGTATATCACTATCACCAAAGTCATAGTCAACGAGAATCCCACTAAGAGTAGGATGGTAGGCGCTAATATCAAATTCCACAAACTCATCATTACGAGGAATAAAACTTTCCCTACAGCCGTTCTCTTTTGGGAGAGCCGCATAGTTGATACCATCATACTTGTTGGAAGGCCTAGTAGTAAGGGTCTTAAAATTGTAAGAAGTAAAAACATACTCGTTTGACGGAGTCCTCTGGAAGTGTTTTTTAAAGGCATCTTTATCTATTTTTATTCCACTACGCTCTATTGCGTTTAGTACAAGTGTTGCTTTATTATTATAAAAGTTGTTTACCGGTTGATTAACGCGGTGCTCTAAATCATCATATACTTGCTCGCAAACCTCATAATGTTTGGTTATAGGCACTATAGCGTTGGTATCAACGCGTGTATCGTATTGTCTGTATATAAAACTATGTGCTTGTGTTTTCGGTGGTATATACGTAGGAAGTGTTAGCGTGATATCGATTAAAGGTTTTAGAATTGTATAGTGTAGGAAATCTTTCTTATCCCTAACATATATTTTCTTGAAGTTTTTTAACTCCAAATACACCTCATCTTCAAATAAGTTTAAACACTCACTATGATTAATCGGTAGTATATAACCCTTTGTCTCCCTAATCGGTCTAATATAAAAAGCACATATAGAGTTTTCTATAGGATGTTGCCAGTGGTTAAGTGGGATGATGTCCATAAACACTTCCTCAAAACCTCTATTACAAAACTCTTTAAACTTATCTTCTCCTTCTATTAACCAAAACATAGTGTGAATATACGATCACTAGCTTGGTTTCCAAAATTTAAGGTAATCGTTTTTTAAGAATTGGTTAAATGCTGGGAGTGGGAGTTGTTTCATATAAAGTTCAACCATTTTTTGGTTGGTTTCTTTTACATTAGATTCTTCACCGCTTATTACCCATTGTAGATTAAAAGAAAAATAAATTGGGTTTTGTGATATACTATTATCTACTACTTCGTAATAGATATTTTCATTTCTTTTTTTAGTAAAAAACCTTGTTATCTCTCCTGTTTGATAATCCCCTTGAGTTGGTTGGGGGTTATAAGGCACAGGAAGGGTTGGATTATAAGTTTTTGATTGGTGGGTGATAGTGCTGTATGTTCTATTTTGGGGGGTGAATCTATAATCTATAAGTCCTGGGTAATCAGATGATTCTTCTGGGAGTTTTTCTAAGATAAGGGTTTGACCATCATTAGGTTCTTTACCAGTATATAATATACCTTTAAAAGTTTTAAAGTAAGGACCATAATAAACTTCCCCAGTAGAAGCGATTATTAATTCACCACTACTAAACAAATTGGTTTCTATTTTGGATTTAGGAATATACATTATGTGTTTGCTCTATTTAATTCATCAATTACACCCTGTTGGATAAAGTCTGTAGTAGATGAACGGCGGGTTATTTTACCTTCATCTGCTAAGGCATTTGCTAAGTTTCTAGAGCTAGAAGCTGCGGATCCACCGCCTATAACCATATGGAAATGTTTACCAGTTGCTTCTTTAGTAGGGTCAGCATACTCATTTATAAAACTAAACTTTTGTAATACATCCCCAGCTGTATATTCTTGTAAAACTGTCACAATATTTTTTATATTTGTTTCAGTTGGGGGTGAGATTACAAAGTCTAGGGCATTACCCGTAGTATGAAGAGATACATAATCTGCTTGTAGATTTTGATGGTATAAATCATTTCCCCCTGTTACGGAAATAACGAGATTTGGGTAAGTTGCTTTAATATATCTGAAAACAGCCTCAGATGCTACCTTCATATCAAATGTAATGTCTCCACCATTAGCTATTTCTTCACCCTTTTCTAGATACCCTAATTCATCTAATACAGTTCTTAAATCCGTGGCATTCGGGATCTCTGAAGGGGTAAAGGAAGGATCATTCGTCACGGCGTTTAAGATTTCATCGCGTATTTGGAATTTATCAAATAATTGTAAGTCTTCTTGAAATTGGACTTTAGGTTGTGCTATAGTATCAATATTAGTCACCCATCTATTTCCTGTAAACCCATGAGATACTCCTTTAACTATAAAAATTAAATAATTAGGATAATATGATGGTAAAAATCTAGTGTCTACATGGATTTGATCATATATTCTAATACCAGAAATACCATCCATTTCAAGATTAAGATTTATAGGTAGCATCCCTATTTGATTCGAAATACGATTAGGATTTTTTGAATGGTGTGAACATTCTAACTTAATTAAAGATTGTAAAAAGTTTTGTTGTAATTTAATAAAACTTGAAAATTCAGTTTTATCTCCCATTGCTGGGAATTTATACACATGATGTTTATTGATGAGTTCCGGACCTTTAAAGGCTTGGATTTGGTACCTACTCCAAAGTTGGGTAATTTTTGCAGTTAAAGATTGAAATTCTTTTTCTTCATTTATTTCTTTTTGGTCACGGGTTATTGAATCTATTTTTTCAGGGATAAACCTATCTACTAAACCAAAATTCCATTTTGATAACATAGTTGAGTCTTCCCCAACAACTTGACCATTGGATTGAGCTCCAATAGCTACAGTAGTTGCAAATTCGTTAGTTAATTCTGTTTTTAAACCAAAATTAGTTATAAAACTACCATCATTTTCATTTACCCCATATATATTAAATTTTTGAGCTTTTTCTTCGGGTTGGTTTAATTTAATACCATATAAAGGGGTTTGATCAAAAATTTCTACAATTCTATCTTCCTTAACCCTTATGTCAAGGTTATTAACTCCCCCTAAACAACTATTGGCAGTATCTAAAAGATTTTTTATAAACTTGTATAAAGGTAATTTACCACTTTTAGCATCTCTTAATTTATCTATTTCACTATAAAGGTATTCTTTTTCAAAATAAATATTCATTATATCCCCCCCTATAATTTCATTTCCTGGGACTTTGGTGTCAAATTCCTCTAGGTTTAGTGGAATTTCTGCACCCCCATCCAAAGAAACTTGACTATCAAACACACCTTCAACTGTAAAATAATCAAGGTCTTTTGGGATTTTATCTAATAGGGTTAATGGTAAAATACTACTATCAGAAAATGGAAGCTTTCTTCGGATCATTACTTTGGAAGGATCTGCTGAAACATTAATTTTAGGATTATAGCAGAAATTTTTACCGGGTGTGGTATCTATAGTAAGTATAGGGGTTGATTCATTATAAATTAAAAGTTTTTCCTGTATAAAATCTAATAAATCTCCAAATCTTAAATAATAATAGTGGTCTTTTTCTCCAAATATAGCATTACCACTAATTATTTTACCTGAGGAATTAGTATAAAACCTATCATATCCTAGAAGAGCAGAATATTCTGTTTGGGTAGAGTTTTTAGAGCCCTCTATATTAATACCCACGATAGAAATATCTTCTTTAAATTCCCTAACTAATGTTTTTTTAGTAGGTAAAATAGTAGAAGTATCATAAGATGCAAATATAAAACTATTTACAGTTGATTCACCCTCGGGGAGTGTTGCCTCATAGATAAAAGCTTCTAAGGCTGAGGAGTTTTTTCTATCTATTACATCAGCAACAGGTTCTCCCTCATCGTTAAAATCTAGGAAAATATCCGGAAAGTAGGGGTTAATATTTAGAGATTCAATAATATCACCCCATGAAATCATAGTTAAAGATACACTATAAAACCCTGATGGGTTATATTCCCAACTAAAGTTGGTCACCTTACCAAAAAACGCATCATAATTCCCACAAGAACGTTTTCTTTCTTCTTCTATCTTATCATTAAGAATCCAAACAGAATCAAGTTGTTTTTTAAAAGATTCGATTTGGGAAGGTGTAAGAGTTTCTCCAATACCATCATTATCTAATGTACGTAAGGTTAGTATTCTATCTATTTCTTGTTGGGTTGGGGTTTCTTGTTGAAGGAAATCATAAATAAGTCCGGGTTCAGCTAGAGCTCCCTTTATATATTCTTTATCATTATTAAAATATGAAGAGTTACCCCATTCTAAAAACATAGAATAACCTAATCTTAAATATAATGTTTCTATAAGTTCTAATTGTTCAGCATCATTTACTCTAAGAGAAATATTTGCCTCCCTTAAGGAACCCATACTTTTTGATTTTATATCTACAGATTGAATGCCTGGCATAGCTACTAAGCCAAAGTCTCCATTTTTTGAGGAATATGCTGAAGTAGTGGAAGCAGTAGATTGGTCAGTTTTGGTTGTGATTCCTTTCCTCTTAAGTAAAGAATTATTATCATTTCCGAAGATTGATTGTTCTATACCCCCATGAAGTATTAATTTTTGAGATAATGTAGACCCCATAAAGGAATCATCTAAACCTAATAATTCTAATCTTTGTTCTCCTGTAGGTACTTCAATATCTATCCCATTATAACCTTCAGAATTTAGAGTATCTAGATTTATTTTAATAATAGTATTAATTTCAGGAGATACCGTTTGGGAAGAAGTAGTATCCCCACCAGCATCATATCGAGCATTTTCATATAATTCTTTAGTTGTGAAGGGGATGCGAATGGTACTATTTTTTATATCAACTGATGAGGCTAGTCTAACCCAAGAGGTTTTACCACTAGACCAAGATATATCTGTAGAATCTTTAGTGAGTTTACCAAGTTTTTCTTGACGGACCCTTATTTGATCTTGGACGTATTGTTTATGGGATTTTCCAAGTAGGTTAGTTCCTTCCATAACTTATTATTGATTTGCACGTTTGTAACTTGATAATACTTGTGATATATTACCTGGGATTCTAAGTTGGACGCCTATAGGAGGGAATAAACTACCATCAATATATTCAGGGTTAGCATTGGAAATAACCCACCATAATGATGAATCTGAGTAGTATTGGAGGGCTAACCTATCGTATCTATCTTCAGCTTGAGTAATAACGTAGGTATCATTTTCAGAACGAGGAATATCAGGATAGATATTAGTTTTGTAATACCTAGTCCCTGTTTTATCCTTTTTACGCCCTATATTAGTATATCTACTCATTATTTAACTTTTGTAGCATTTTCAGTTCCCTTATTATATAAACTATTTTCTCTCCCACTATCAGCAGTTAAAGATAAGAAACGTTCGTTAATACTCCCAGCTCCATTTATATCTTTTACGGTTTGTGGTAAGAATTCATTTATTGGTTTGAAGGTCATTGAAACTTCAATTCTGTGTGCTAATTCTTTTACATCCGTATCTTCAGTAATTGAAGAGGTGGATGAATCAATATTACCTGTTCTTTCACTTGGAATAGCAATCTCCCAAGTTGAATCATCTGGAGTTGTATATGTTAAGCTTTGTATAATTCCTGGATATTCGTAGACGTAACCACCAATAGTAAGTTGGTGGATATTTCCTCTCATAAACCCAGGACTACTAAAATTAGGAGCTAGAGTTGAAGCTAAATAGTTTAGCTTTTGGTACATTGTAGATAGTTCTCTTTTTGATTGAGCTATTACAGTCCAGTTTAAGGATAATGTTCTATCAAACCCTTGATAGTTATAAAATTTTTCACCTCTACCTAAATACTTAAAATCACTCCACTCTGCTGAGAAATTATCTGTAATACCACTAATATAAGATCTAAAGTGGATAAATGTTTTTTTAGATGGTTCATCAGGATCAATTACTGCAATCCTGAATTTGACTAAGTCATTTTTTGTACCGCTATTAGTAACATTATCACTACGGTAAAGGTACATATTGTTAATTTTATCAGTCCCCGTATCTGAACCTAATGCAGCATAATCACTTCTATTAATATCAAGATTACCAGGATCACCTAAATTAATTCGAGTCTCAATCCTATTTAAAGGATTACTATAATCTAAACCTCTTGATAAAACCCCTGTTTTATTTAGACTTTTAATTTCGGGACTACTTAGGCTTTTTCTTTTAACTGCTCTAAAGTCTTGGATTATAGTTGATGTTTTTGAGGAAGTTTGAGATGCTATTTCTTCTTGAGATAGTGTAGCAAATAGACCTTGGTTTTCAGTATATCCAAACCCTAAACCTTTTAGTTGAGTAGTTGATACTCTATTAACTACTGTTTGTCCTACCCCAATATCTGAACCAGGACCTCCTGAATATGTAAATAGTACTCCTGGGTTTGTATCTTTTGTGTTAGTGATTTTATTTCTATAAAGGCTATATAATCGATTTAAGGTAGCTGGTTGGTTTTGTTTTACTAAATCACTATATGTGATAAGAGATAAAGCCGTTAACCCTGTTGGGTCTATTCCTTGTTTATTAGGGTGAGCCCCAAAAGCATTTCCACCAGCAGCCAATAATGTAGATAATGGGGTATAAGTTCCTTGGTTTAGTGGGTTTATGCGGTTACGAGTACTAGCAGAAATCCCACCTAAACCATTTTCTCCTAACCCATTAGAAAGAGCTAAACTAGCTAACTCTTGAACATTTTGAAGTCTTTCACGAGCTGTTAGATTTTCAATAGTATCACCTGCTTGTAGTTTTACACCGGTTCTAGATAATAGGTTTTGTTTAGCGACAAATAATAAACCATTAGGGGATCTAAAGTCAAAAAACATTTGGGTCAATCTACTAGCATCCGTAATAGATCTAGTCAGAGATAAAGCCCCACCCCTGATAATAAAATCTGGGGAGTTAGAGGCTAAAGAACCTAGTGTAAAGTTCCTCCTATCTCTAACTTGTTCAAACGTTTGGTCTGAATCGTTGTAATCAACCCCTGGTATTCTAGATGTGATATAGGGTTGGCTACTGTTACCTCCGTTTTTTCGGTCAGTAGATGGTGGAACTCCAAACTTTAGCTTATTAAGCTGTGTTGTTGAAGTTACTAAAGGCATATTCTAATTAATAACGTCCGTCTCTAGGACCTAAATCATCATAGTTTTGACCTTCTCTTGGGTCATGTGCTTGTGTGTGACCATATCTGGGTTCACTAATCTTAGCACCACCAGCCATATCTAAACGTGAAGGACGGGGTAAGTCATTTGCAACACCGTCAACATAGTCTTGGTATGCTGGGTTCACAGTAGCAAAATATTTTCCACTAGTAGAGTAACCATGTGCCTCATTACCCCCATCAGCGTGTAGTAAAGATTCTTTAGTAGCACCCATGTTAGTTGAAGGAGAAGTTCCTTGCCATTTAGTAAGGTTTGAACTCTTATTTGATAATAATCTATCTTTTAAACTCATAATATGTTATGTTTTGTTATAAATATTAGAAACTAGCGCTTTTAGCGAAGGAAGAACCTACTTTATCACTATCCATGTATACGTTTGAATCTTTTGCTAATAACCGTTCTAACAGGGCATTTGTCCTACTTTGTTCACTATTACCTGCGGATGTAGCCGAGTTTGTAATGTTAGGTGAAGCCATGATACTATCACCTTTAGCTGTAACTGCCATAGCACCGTAGCTATCTGTAATAGTAAATGGTCCTTTAGATGAAGGTGCAATACCATCCTGAACAGATTGAGCTACCATAGCTGTACCTGCTCCTATAGCAGACATTAAACCTATAATACCAGCCGCAGCTAACGCAGGGCCAGCAAGTGGTCCTGCGAAAAAAGATGAAGCCGTAATATCTGCAATAGCTTTTATAATGGATAAAGTTGCTAACCCCGCTAAAACTCCTACTAAGGCTACAGCTGCTACTTTGGATTGAGCTAAAAATCCAACTACAGAAGCAAACCCATCTATAATAGGAGACAATACAGTTCCTATATCACCTATAATACCTTGAATTTTTTCGAGTGAAGCTTGGAATTTTTCGGATGCAGATTGAGCTTGCATGGCTTGGTATGATTGTTCACCATATTGAGCTATAAAATCATCTTGAGCTAAATTGAGGTATTGTTGCTGCATTACCATATCCGCTAAATCATTACGAGACATGCCTAAAGCAGCTGCAGCGGCTTCTTGTTGGATTCTATTCCCAGTAGCAAATGTTTCAGTAAGGGCAGTATTTTCAGCTATTTCTTTTGATAAAGCAGCTGAATCGTTATTAAGAGCTGCTAATCTAGCTTTTTCTAAATTAATTTCTTTACCTAATAATAATTCTGCTTTAAGTTCGTTCTCAATAGATGATTCAAACTGAAGTAAAGAAGCAGCAATTGCATCTACTTTTTCTAAGTTTAAACCTAAAGCTCGAGCTTCAGTAGCTGCTTCTGCTAATAGCTCAGGAGACATCCCTAACGATACTACAATAGATGCGGATGCTGTTGCAATATCATTTAGTACTGCTTTAGCACTGATTGCTGATTTATTTTGTTTGTTTATAGCGTTAACAGTATCAACAGTATTTTCTAATACTGAGTTTGTGTCTTCGCTTTGTGTTCTAGCTAATAATGATAGTTGAGAGGCTTCTTTAGCACCAAACCCTAACTGTTTAGTTAGAGTAGTCATAGTAACTAAAGTATCACCACTAAATGTTGAAAGTAAACCTGTAGTTTCTACTAAATCTGTAAGGGATTTATTTAAATCCTTAGAATTAATAAATAATTTTTCTGAATTGGTAGCAGATAATGCTAAGTTATTTTGTAGTTGGTAGGCATTGTTGTAACTAATACCTAAGTTTTTCTGTAGGTTAGCTATATTATCGCTACCAGCCAATGCTGCCTTAGCAATAGCTAAAAAAGCAGCTTCTCCTAATAAAGCTGTTTTTTGAGCTTTATTAAGTTCACCCCCTAATAATTTAGCTGATAAGCCTGATTTGTCAAGATTAGAAAGATATTCTTTAGCATTTTCAAGAATATTACCTGTAATACCTTTTTGAGCTATTTGTTCAGTATTAATGTCATTAATAGCACCTAAAGTGTCTATTTGGGATTGGAAATAATCCCTTTGATTTTGTAGAGTTTCTTCGTTAAATATAGCTCCTGCCGCTTTAGCAGCATTGATTTTCCTTTCAAAAGTTGCTTTTTCTTTTTGAACTTTAGCAAGTTCTTTTTCTACTTCTTTAGCAACGTTTTGTCCTTTTTGAGCTTTTTCAAGTAACCCCTGTTGAACCTTTAATTGAGTATTAGAACCTTTAACCCCTTTTACTAAGTCATCCCCTAAGGATTTAACCACACCCCTGGCTTCTTCCTGAACCAGATTAAGATTATCTTTTAGTTCAACCTTAAGTGCATCCCCAACTCCTTTAAACCCACCTTCTAGGAGAATAAATTCCTCTCTAAGTTCTTGTATTTGTTTTTTTATTTCTTCGGGTGTAGCCATAATATATCTATATGTTATACATATTACTTATAACTAGTTTTATTACCAAATTTTGGGGTAGAGATTTTACCATCTTTACCTATTAAATTGCTAGTATTAGAAGATTTTTTAGATTCAGATGTTTGTTCTGCTTGTTTATCGTAATGTTCCTTTATCTTTTGATAAGTAAACTTACGGAGCCAAAGTGGCATATTGTAAACATCGTTCCAACTATAACCACCTTGACCATAAAAACAAATTTCATGGATTTGAGTTAAAAAGTTAACTCTATACTGCTTAGCCGAGGTCGACGTCAGGCCAAAAAAAGCTAATCCCAATTGGGATAGAGAGAGATTTTGTTGTTCCGGAGGGAAAAAAAGTTAAATCAACGTCAGGTTGGATTTTTTGAATATATTCCCTAAATGCTCTAGCATCTCGAGCTAAGAAAGCAGTATCCACAAACTCTCGAATAGTTTTTCTTTCTCTATCACCATTGATAGACGTAATCATATACTTCAACCTAGTTGTTAGTTCTGGGGAACCCTCTACGTTAATTTTCTTTAAACCCTCTAACTCTTGAGAGACTTTAGTTTCGTCCCCCTGAGTTAATAGTTTAAATGAGATTTCATTACTAGAGGTAGGGAGAGTGAATTGAAATTCATTTAATCCCTTAGTATATAGTGATTCATCTAATGGTTTATTTTCTAATAAAGATAAGTCTACTGATTCTTCTTTACCGTTGTATGTAAACTTATAATCAGCTCCATACCCTAAAATACGAGCAGCTATCATAATAGCATTTTTATCCCCAATAAGTAAATCATTATAATTAATATCAGATACTATTAAGGATTTTAGGAGTTTATCCAATACACTCCCATTAGCAATATAATTCTGGTTGGTGAGGATATCTTCCTCCTTAGCAGTCATATACTTAATTTCAATTGTACCCGAGGAAAGTAGGTTATCACTAGGATAAATTAAACCTTTAGAAGGTAATTCGATTGTTTCTGTTGGTAATTTAAAACTCATATTTTATGTTATAACTTTATTCAAAAATAAATACCGCGAAGGTAAATTCTTTAACAAATTATTTAATTAGTATTGGCGAGACTGTTGTCTCTTTATATCAAGATCACCATAGATCTTACTTTCTAGTTTATCGACTCTGGAGTCGGTATGTCGAACAACGTTTTGTTCTACTTCATCAATTCGAGAATATAACTCTTGTCGAGTCTTCTCAAGTTGTCTATAAATATCTTCAAACGCGTGGTTTGATGAAATATTTAAGTTATCAATGTCCTTCTTAAGGACTTTTGTCGTCATGTAATTCACGGACGTAATCGCAACCATAGCCAGCGCTATAACAGCAAGTACACCCAAAATAAATGATGTTATTTCCATAGTATATAAATGTTATGCTAAAGAACTTACCTCGCAGTAATCCCAAGATAAAAAAAGAGCTTGGCATAGCCAAGCTCCTTTATAAAGTATGTTAAATCTTCTTAGAAGTTTAATACAGCGTAATCGATAGCAACAGTCATTGAGATTTCGATAGCAGTATCAACAGTATCCCAGTTATAATCTCCAAATGAAGCATCTTTAATGAATGCACCTTTTAGTACCCATTCAGATACTACATCTCCTACAGGACCTAATACGTTAAATCTAAGATCTTTCTTATAGAAATCTGAGTAACCATCTCTACCAGTAACTGATTCGTGGTGTAAACGAACCCATTCCATTACTGATTGTGCACCTGAAGGTGTGATAGGATCAAATAATGTAAATGATACATCGTTCCATACGGACTTACCTTTTACCTTACGTTGTACATTCATATGGTTAAGAGTCACTTCACCTTGTGCCAAAGACACTGCACCTACACCTTTTACCATGTATGAAGGAACACCGTCCATATACATGATAAACCTATTTGCTTGTTTTGGTTCAAATGCTGTGAAGAAAACTTCGTTTGTATCTAATACTGCCATTTTGCTATGCTATTTTATTCGGTTATAAATATCTACTTTTCTTCTCCTTATGCTGGGAATGAAGCGCCAGTTGGTTGTAAGTTAAAGTCTAAGTAGATGAACTCAGCTGTTCTAGTTGGTTGGATATAAATCTGACCTATTAACTGATTTCTATCAATCACATCAGGTGTGTTATTACTTTCATCCATGATTACTTTAAAAGCATATAAACCTTGTCTTGATTGAACACTTTCTAAGTATGGGTTAACTTGAGCTAAGAAGTTATTTCTTGTAGCTGCTGTATTTTGTTCAAATACTAAGTTTTGACCTATTTGAGAAATATATCCTTTTAGTTCAATCAACAATCTTCTAACGTTTACTCTATCAAGTGCTGAAGCTTGTTTTTGTAAGGTTTTCTGACCATATACTACAACACCAGTTCCTGGGAAAGTAGCGATTGGGTTAATATTTGCTTGATATAAATCATCTCTGTTAGTAGCTGATAGTTTTCTTTCTGCTTGGATTACTGTTCCTAATCCACCTCTGTTGATACCAGCAGGTGCGAACCAAGGCTCTGATGCGTTATCGTTAAATGCGAATACACCACCCATCATAGTTGAAGCTGGTACCCATACGTTTTCACCTGAATCTGGGTCGATTGTTCTTAACCAAGGCCAATACATAGAAGCATATGAAGTATCTCTACCTGCTGCTTCTGTTTTAGCTTGAACTTGAGTCGAAGCATAGTTTACAGGATCAACTATCACCATATGATCTCCTCTTGATTGAGCATTTGAGATTGCTTTTGTGATTGGAGATGAGTGTGATTGATCTGTTAAACCAGGTAATAACATCAAGTTATATCTGTAATCATCTTGATTAGATAATAAGTTTAACATATCAGTATAATCACCAGCTACCAAACCTTGAGTTTGAGCTGCTATCTTATCGTAGTATAAACCTGCACTAGATGGAATATTAGAACCAGAACCACCATCAAACGAACCACCATAAGAACCTGATCCTACTACTGGAATGTTACCAACAAACTCTGATCTTGCGGCTCCAGCGTTATTAAAGTAGTTTAAAGTAGCACCTGGTACTGATTTTACTCTTACATATCTTGAAGCGTTAGGATAAGAACCTGATACTTCAACATAGTTTTCTGTTGAGTTGTAAGCTAACGTTTGATCACCTATTACCTTTGAAATATAGTTTTCAGATTTAGGATCTAGTGATAAGTTAGGATAAGTTTCTAAAGCTACTTTACCAGTACTATTATCATCACCTCTTCTGATGATTAAAGAGAAAGTACCTGATGCTGTGTTAGCTGTATTAATCTCCCATCTAATACTATCTTTAGAACCACTATCTAGGGCTCCGTTAGATAATAATGAAGAAGTGTTATTGAATAATATTCCTTTATCTAAAGTTTCTAATACAAATGAACCTGAAGTATTTGATCCACTAACTTCTGCAGTGGCGTAACCCCAATCACTAGAAGAAGATACTACACGTGTTACTAATAAGCTATCACCACCGTTTTGGAAATAGTTATAAGCTGAAATAGAAGTTAAGTAAGTGTACTCACTGCTACCACTTTCAAACGTAGTACCAAATCTGTTTTGGTAATCTGAATATGAAGTTACTAATGTTGGGATTTCAACTGGTCCTTTAACTGCAGGACCTACAATAGCAGCACCTGCGTCTACTGGTTGCTGCTGAATAAAAGTATTATCGTTTTCACGAGCTAATACGCCTGGTGATACTAATGTTTCTGCCATCGTGTAAGGTTGTTATTTGTTATAAATACCTAAAAGGGGGGTAAAAATCAAGCTTTTGTAAACTCACCTGTATTCAAATCAACGTTTCCGTCGCCATATGCTTCTGTCATCTGTTGTCCTAAAGTATATTGGTCTTTTCTTAGTTGAGATAGTTGTTCTGTTAAAGAATCTTTGTCTAACTCTAAAGATTGGATTTGATATTCAATCTGGCCTAAACCAATAATTATTTGTTCTTCACGTTGACGAAACTCAGTTAGTTTTGCTTTTTCGTTTTCTGTAATAAATTGTTGTTCCATGTTATAAATATTACTTATTTTGTTAAAATGTGTTTTATTAATACTCTGTATTAAAGAAGAATGTTTGGAATAATCTACCTGTTTCTTTGTCTTCACCAAAATACTTCATTGATGAATGGAATAAATCACCTCTATAAAGAACCAAACGATTAAACTTATTAGAGACCATATCGACCATATCCCATTTGGACATATCCCTAGAATCTTGGTATATATGGTTCATTGTTTCTTCATCATATGAACCATCGGCGTGGCGAGGAGCACTGTATAAACCCGTTTCTTTGTGGCGATATAACGCGGTACCTGAGTTTAGAGGTGCATCAGGAGTTAGATAACAAACACCAGCCCACATAGTGGTTTGATCACAATGAATCCAGCTACTATCATGTTTAGTTGTATACTGGTAAGAACCATTATATTGAATATCTTCGAACTGGGTGATATTTCCTCCAGCTTGTTGAACTAAACCTTGAATACAGTTTCTTAACTCATTATAATGCCAAGTACGAGTACGTTGCCCTGGGTAGTTACCATATGTTTGGAACTCTTGAGATAAAGCAAAGTTACGGGGGATCATAGGATCAATCCCATAAAAGTCATCTACAATAATAACATTAGTTTGCATATTATTTACTCTTTTTATTTATTAGAATGTTTATATCGGGTAATATACAAAAGGGGAGCTAATGCTCCCCTCTTACTTTTAAGATATTTTAGATTTTTTAAAGTTTTTCAATCTTCGCATCTAACTCTTTAACAGCCTCAATAAGAACGGCTACTAGTTTTTCGTATTTAACAGCTTTGTATCCGTTTTCTCTTGTAGTTACTACTTCTGGTAGGATTGCTTCTATTTCTTGGGCAATCACCCCAATATCAGTTCCTTTATGAGAGTGAACAGATTCAAACCCTTCTTTCCATTCAAAGTTAACACCGTTAATAGCTTTTACTTTATCCAAAGCGTTACCTATTTTAACAATATTACCCTTTAGTTTTCTATCTGAAGAAGAATACGCTATAACATCAGCTCCAGCATGTATTTCACCAGCTGTTGTTCCTAAAGTACTAGTACCTGAGGTCGTAACTGAGAGTGATTTACCTACGATAACAACATTACCTGAGTTATTATATAAGTTAGCTGTGTTTAGTGTTGTAGCTCCTGTTCTATAAGTAAAGTAGTTGTTAGTACCACTTATAGTAGCTGTTGGACCCGTAGGACCAATATTACCAATAGGACCAATAGGGCCAATAGGACCAATAGGGCCAATAGCACCTTGAGGACCGATAGGACCTGTAGGACCTGCTACTGTTGAAGCTGCTCCTGTAGGACCGATAGGACCTGTAGGACCAATAGCACCTTGGGGTCCGATAGGACCTGTAGGACCAATAGCACCTTGGGGTCCGATAGGACCTGTAGGACCAATAGCACCTTGTGGACCGATAGGACCGCTAGGACCTTGAGGACCGATAGGACCGCTAGGACCTTGAGGACCGATAGGACCACTAGGACCTGTAGGACCTGCTACTGTTGAAGCTGCTCCTGTAGGACCAATAGGACCTGTAGGACCTGCTACTGTTGAAGCTGCTCCTGTAGGACCGATAGGACCTGTAGGACCTGCTACTGTTGAAGCTGCTCCTGTAGGACCAATAGGACCTGTAGGACCTGCTACTGTTGAAGCTGCTCCTGTAGGACCGATAGGACCTGTAGGACCAATAGCACCTTGTGGACCGATAGGACCGATAGGACCGCTAGGACCTGTAGGACCAATAGCACCTTGTGGACCGATAGGACCGATAGGACCTGTAGGACCAATAGCACCTTGTGGACCGATAGGACCGATAGGACCGCTAGGACCTGTAGGACCAATAGCACCTTGTGGACCAATAGGACCTTGAGCACCTTGTGGACCAATAGGACCTTGAGCACCTTGTGGACCAATAGGACCTTGAGCACCTTGTGGACCAATAGGACCTTGAGCACCTTGTGGGCCTATAGGACCTTGAGCACCTTGTGGACCTATAGGACCTTGAGCACCTTGTGGACCAATAGGACCAATAGGACCTTGAGCTCCTGT